CGGCGCTCACATCTCCCTGTCGGTTAACACCGGCGGCTCAATTTCTGGTGCTGGTAACGGCCTCCGTGTGACTCTTGGCGCTGCTGCCAGTGTGACGGTTGGCGGCACTGTTGCTGCCCTACAAGTTGATTCGGACATCGGTGCTGGCGCAACTCTCCCCGGAAACGCTTCGTTTATCCGTGCGACTAACAGTGGCTCAGGCACGATTTCCAATCTGATGAATATCCCGAATGCAATGTTTGTGGCTCAAGTGGCTGCTGACTCCACGCACACGGTTCGGGTTATTTCTTCGACCGGCGTTCCCTACTNNTCGAGAAAATGCAAGCGCAACAGGCCCACGCACATGACGTGGCAGTTGCATCTCAGGCGGCAGTAGACACCATGAGAGCTTTACTTGCACGACTTGATCTCCCCGAGGAAGAGGGACTGAAATTCTCGGACTTAGGCTTACCAGACCCGGTACCGATCACGGAGATACAAAATGGGAATGCAATCTGACGTTTGGTCAGCAACGTGGTTCAACAACACCGCCGTTTTAAGAGCTTCTGCTGCTATCGCCGGTACTGGGGCAATCACACTGTTGACCACAGCAGTTGGTTTTAACGGCGTAGGTGCCAAGGTAACTGTCACCTCGTCTGGTGATGAAGACGACACCGATTTCACGGTTGTTGGAATTGGGATGGACGGAACCCAGATCACTGAAGTGATCACCGGGGTGGACACAAACACGGTTGCCAGCGTCAATTACTACACCTCAATCGTCTCGATCTCGAATGACACGGCCTCTGTAGGCAATATCAGCCTCGGCTTGTCGGGCCTGGCCCTTCCAAAGAGTCGAATTCGTGGGGTCTATTTCTTGGGTGCATCCAACGCTGGATCCGTTACTGTGACCCGTGATAGTGACTCTAGAAATATTCTTAGCCTGGTCAGCCCAGCTGGATCGGGAGCAAACGCATTTAACTTCTACATCCCGGGTGAGGGCATCGTCAGCACCTATACGTTAGAAGACTATGCGACGGTGACACTCAGCCAGGTGTCGTCGGCCACATTCCTGTGTAGCTAATCATGGCTAACTCCAAAGGCATGGGGATCAAAACTTCTGTGAAGTCGGGCAACTTTCGCCCGACGAAGCAGGGTGCTGGTATGACCAAAAAGGGGGTGGCTGCGTATCGCAAGGCCAATCCGGGGTCAAAACTCCAAACCGCCGTGACCGAGGACAAGCCCACTGGGGAGAGAGCGGCACGGAGAAAATCTTTCTGTGCTCGATCCTTGGGCCAGATGAAGAAGTTTCCCGAGGCAGCAAAAGATCCAAACAGCCGCATTCGACAGGCTAGAAAACGGTGGAAGTGCTAAATGGAAATGATGCTATGGAACGTCGTCTTATCGGCGATTGTGGGCGTTATGGTGTTCATGCTTAAAGGCAAGTTTGATGAGCTCCAGCGCCTGAGCATCCTGTTGAACAAAACTAGGGAGGAGGTGGCTCGTGACCACATCACTCGTGCAGAAGTTAGGGCAGATTTGGAAAAGATCCGTGATCATTTCGACTCTGGTTTTAAACGTCTTGAAGACAAAATTGACGGCCTGGCAAGGTCACAAAGGGGATAAATAATGGCTTACGAAGATACCGAAGATTACAAAAACCTGAAGAAAGCTCAGGCTAGGGAAGACGCTAACGCAGCCGAACCCGGCACCGAATCAACCAAAGATTTTATGAAGCGGACCGGCACCAAGGCCCGTCCACCCATGGCCCGTACTTATACTTCTAAGGGACCTATTGTCACTAAAGAGCAAATGAAGAAGGCCGGCTTTGACAATCTTCGTGACTACCTCAATGCCGAAAGAGGATTGAAGAGGCGCAAGTCTAATACCGACATCATCACAGAGGGTGCCACCAAGATGTACAACGAGTCATTTGGTGGAATGAAGCCCATGACCATGGATCAAATTATGAAGGCTGAAGAGCTGACGCAGGGTATGTCAGATAAGGCCAGGTCTCAAGAGGGCCAGTTTGGAACCATGAAAAAGGGCGGAGCTGTTAAGTCTTATAAAGAAGGCGGCAAAGTTTCCTCCGCTTCTAAACGTGCTGATGGTTGCGCTATTCGGGGCAAGACCCGTGGAAGGATGGTCTAAATGAAAAAGTCACATGAAGAAGTCCTAGAGGAGTTCCGGGAAAAAATGAAAAACGAAGACGAGGGTGGTCGAACCAAGTTTATTCGTGAAAATATGCAAGAGGGCAAGATGAAAGATGCTCTTATGGGCATCAGCAAAGTGGCCGACAAAGTTGGCATCCGGCAAGACGAGGCCTATAAAGGCAAATCCAAAGAAGAAATTATGCGTAAGGCCAAAGGCGGCATGGTCTCCTCCGCCTCCAAGAGAGCAGATGGTATTGCTATTCGTGGCAAGACCAAAGGACGAATTGTTTAATGTACTTGACCAGCAACATTCCATATTTCAAATGCTGGGTTAGGAAAGAGTTTACAAATGGGCATCAAAATTATCACGGGGAGTATGTGCATGCGCTGGCAGTTGCTGTCACGACGATCCCTGATCGATGCCTTAGTTTTCAAGTCATCTTTACTGGGTGCGAAGCAGAGGGTGAGCCAAACGTCCACGGCGGCGCTATGTGGGCCCGTATGCCGATCACTGCTCTCGTGGGTGACATCCCCCTTCAGGAGTGGCCTGAGCGCATGCAAACCCATCTGGCGCAGCCTTGGGACTGTAGTTCGTACAACCACGGAATTGTTAGGATTGACAGGGCGCAACCCTCTCCTTGGTTGTGCAAGATCAACAACGAGTTTCACACCGGTCGGTATCTGTTCACGGTGGACTATGCAGAGAGTGAAGTATCAGAAGACCCCTCTCAGCATAAACAGAGTCATGTGCTCATCTTGACGGACGCAGGCAAATGGACAGGCAATGTAGTTGCATTACCCAACAATCGAGTGCGAGTCACCAGCCCAGCGTATTGGGTGACAGGCGAGGGAGCGCCCGATTTTCGACCCAGCCAATGGATTCATTGTGCGGAGCAAGATGATTCGTACATGGACCCAGAGGTGACTTTCAACAACTTGTACAAGGAGTAGTAAACATGATGAAGTCCAAAATGATGGCTGGTGGCGGCATGATGTCCAAGATGAAGGCTGGCGGTGGCACGGCCAAAATGACCAAGTCTGAGGCAGCCTCCAAGATGGGCAGGGTTAAGACCGGCGCCACTCCTGACGGTGTTGCTGTCAAAGGCAAGACTAAGGGCACCATGGTCAAGATGGCCAAGGGTGGTATGCCCATGGTCATGAAAGACGGCAAGAAGGTCCCAGCGTTTGCAGCTGACGGCAAGGGCAAGATGGCCAAGGGCGGAATGGCCAAAGCCAAGATGATGCGTAGCGGCGGAAAGGCTTGCTAAATGCGCCCCTCTCGTGGAATGGGAGACATCCTCCCATCTAAGATGCCTGGCCCCAAAGTTGGAAAGCGCAAGGATGGGGACAAGTTTACGAAGTTTGCTGAGGGCGGCAAGGTGAAGTCCCGGGTAAACGAGGCTGGAAACTACACCCAGCCAGGCATGAGAAAAAGGTTGTTCGAGCAGATCAAAGCTGGTGGCAAAGGTGGTGCTCCAGGGCAATGGTCCGCGAGGAAGGCGCAAATGTTGGCCCAGCAGTATAAGAAAGCTGGCGGTGGGTACAAAGATTGAAAGCCCCTCAGAAAAGTCTAAAAGACTGGACTGCTCAAAAGTGGAGAACTAAGAGTGGAAAGCCTTCTACTCAAGGCCCAAAAGCTACAGGGGAGCGGTATCTCCCCGAGGCGGCTATCAAGAATCTGTCTGCTGCTGAGTACGCATCAACAACGAAAGCAAAAAGAGCAGGAAAAGCAGCTGGCAAGCAGTTCGTCAAGCAACCCAAAACCGTAGCAAAGAAGACAGCGAGGTTCAGATAATGGCTGAAACAAAAAGAAAGTCTGTTCAAGAAACCTTGAGAGAGCTTGGCGCCGAACCTATGCCTTTAAAACCGGGTAAAGGTTTTAAAGAAGATATGCAAAAAATGCCTGGGAAACCGGACACGGACCTTAGAGAAAAAATGCAGAAAATGCCCTTAAATTTAAAAAAGGGTGGTTCTACATCCAAGTGGATCCAGTCTGCTATTAAAAAACCTGGCGCCTTAAAAAAGTCTTTGGGTGTCAAAGCTGGGGAAAAGATTCCGGCAAAGAAACTTGCCGCTGCGGCCAAGAAGCCCGGTAAGCTGGGTCAACGGGCGCGGTTAGCTCAAACTCTCAAAGGATTTAAGAAGTGACTACTTCTGGCGCCACCGTATTTAACCTCGACCTCAATAATATATTTGAGGAAGCCTTCGAGCGTTGCGGGAAAGAGCTACGGACCGGCTACGAGTTTCGTACCGCTAGGCGCAGCTTAAACCTGTTGACCATTGAGTGGGCTAACCGTGGAATTAACCTGTGGACGATTGAGCAGGGTGCGATTCCGTTGGTGACGGGCCAGGCCATTTACCCTGTTCCTGTGGATACGATTCAGCTTTTGGATACCGTGATCCGGCAGAACAATGCCACCACGAACCAGATTGACATCAACATCAGCAATATTTCAGAGCCGACCTACTCCTCGATTCCAAACAAGCTAACCCAGGGCCGTCCGATTCAGTACTGGTTCAACCGGCAGACCGGGGACACCAACCCATCGACCATCACGTTGTCGGGCAACATATCTGCTACGGACACGACGATTACCCTGTCCAATGTTTCTAACCTGGCCGCTGCTGGATTTATAAAGATCGGCAACGAGACCATCAGCTACCCCAACGTAGACATCACCAACAATCAGTTGCTGAACTGCGCCCGAGGGCAGAACTACACGACGGCATCAGCCCATACGTCTGGAGCTGCAATATCAATCCAGAACCTCCCCTGTGTGAACCTGTGGCCTACACCAAATGCGCCAGGCGATCAGTACACCCTTATCTACTGGAGGATGCGTCGTATGCAAGATGCTGGTACGGGCGTGACCAACCAGGACATCCCGTTTCGTCTCCTGCCCTGTCTAGTGGCCGGTCTTGCAGCCCACTTGAGCATGAAGCTGCCCGGGGTTGACTCAGGCCGTATCCAAATGTTGAAGGTGGACTATGAAGAACAATGGCTGATAGCCTCCTCTGAGGACCGAGAAACTGCCCCCCTGCGGATTGTTCCCAGAAGTCTTTTCTACTCAGGGTAGATCATGCCCAATCGTTTTGCTTCCGGTAAATATGCAATTGCTGAGTGTGACCGGTGCGCCCAGAGGTACAAGCTCAAGGAATTGCGTACTCAAACAGTCAAAACACGGCCATTTAAGATCAAGGTCTGCCCAGAATGCTGGGATCCTGATCAGCCACAGTTGCAGCTTGGAATGTACCCAGTTAATGATCCACAGGCTGTTCGAGAGCCAAGGCCGGATGTGAGTTATCAAGTGTCTGGCAACAGCGGTTTACAGGTAGATGATACGAATTTGCCGATAAAACTTGGTTTCGGAACACCTGAAGGTGGTAGTAGAATTATCCAATGGGGATGGGCGCCCGTTGGAGGGGCTAGAGCAGATGATGCTGGTTTGACGCCTAATAATTTAGTTCTAGGGATTACCCTGGGTACCGTCACCGTAGTAACTACTTAGGAGTAGAAAATGGAAACCAAGAAAATTCGTAGCGTCGCCAAAACTGAGGCCCGTAAAGCTGTCAAAGGGCATGAGAAGGTTATGCACGGCGCCAAAAAGATGAAGGCCGGTGGCCCCACATCCATGGACATGAAGAAATATGGCCGTGGTATGGCAAAAGTGATGAATCAGCGTCAATCCGTAAGGGGACGATAATGGCCAAGCACACCATGAAGGTTAAGGGCAAAGAGATCGGCCCAGCTGAGGTCTATGCCGAGCCACACACGATGACTGGTAAAGACACCAACATCCAGACCTACTCAACGTACAAGACCGGTGCGCAGGAAATGGACAAGATGAACATGGCCAGCGGCTGGGTGAGCAAGGGAAACTACGCTCCGGTCAATCCTTATGGGGTTGGTGAAATGCGTGGGTATGGCGCTGCAACTAAGGGCCGTAAGATTAGCGGGAAGATGGGATGAATTACGCACAGCTCGTCTCTGCGATAAAAGGCTACGCTGAGAATGACTTCCCAGCGACGGCGGGTAGCTTCACCTCTACCGACCAGGTCAATACTTTTATCAAGCAGGCCGAGCAGCGGATTTACAATTCGGTCCAATTCCCAGCCATTCGTAAGAACGTCACTGGGGTCACAACTTCCGGCAATAAGTACCTGGCGATGCCCGTTGACTTCCTGGCGTCTTACTCTTTGGCGGCCATTGACCCGGTGACGGGGGACTATGAGTTTCTGCTTAACAAAGATGTGAACTTCATTCGAGCGGCTTATCCCAAGGCGACAGACTCCGGCATCCCGGCCTACTACGCTTTGTTTGACGACAACACCTTTATCTTGGGGCCAACGCCAGATGCTGCCTACTCTATGGAACTTCATTATTACTACTACCCGGCTTCCATCGTCGATGCTGGAACAAGTTGGCTTGGTGATAATTTTGATTCCGTACTTCTTTATGGTTCGTTACTAGAGGCCGCTTCGTTTATGAAGTCCGATGGTGACACCATGAAGAGCTACAACGACCGGTATAACGAGGCAATGTTGTTGGCCAAGCGCCTGGGTGATGGTATGGATCGCCAGGACGCCTACAGGTCTGGCCAGTTCCGAATGGATGTCAAATAATGCCCTTCACCGGTAATTACACCACCGATACGTTTAGACAGGGGCTTCTCAACGGGGACTTTGATTTTTCAGTCGATACGATCAAGATCGCCCTGTACACCAATGCGGCTAGTCTGAACGAAGACACAACGGCTTACACGACCACTGGAGAAGTGGTTGCCTCTGGGTACACGGCTGGTGGGAATACGCTGACCCCAACGGTCTCGATCTCAAATGGTGTGGCGTTTGTGACCTTTGCCAACACAACCTGGTCTGGAGCTTTTACAGCCCGTGGCGCACTGATCTACAAGAATGGTGGCGGGGCAGTTTGTGTACTAGACTTTGGCTCAGACAAGACTTCAACCACCACCTTTGAAATACAGTTCCCTCCCGCCAACTCAAGCAGCGCAATCATAAGGATCTCCTGATGACCTTTTTAGCCGGTATCTACTCGGAACCTCCTGTAGTTAAGGTGAGCAATATTCGCCCACCCGAGAAAGACATCTATAAACAGATGTGGGACAAACCTGAGTACCGGCATGTGGCGCCAGGCGAACAAGTAGCGTTTGAGTTTTTGGCACAGGCCAAGCCCGAAAAGGGTGCGACCGTGCTTGATCTGGGTTGTGGAACGGGACGGGGCTCACTGGCCCTGGCAGCTTTTGGTGATCTGAATGTCACCATGGTGGACTTTGCGGACAACTGCTTGGATGACGACATCCGACCTATGTTGGAGACTCAAAGTCATGTCATGCGGTTTGTGGAGGCGGATCTAACAAAGCCTCTGCCGGTTCAAGCGACTTATGGGTACTGCACGGATGTGCTGGAGCATATCGGCCCAGAGAATGTAGATGCGGTGATTGATAACTGCCTGTTGTCGTGCCGCCATGTGTTCTTCCAGATTTCAACGGTTGACGATGCGATGGGCGCTTTGATCGGGATGCCCCTGCACCTGACGGTCCAGCCTTATGAGTGGTGGCTCAACAAGTTCCGGGAGCGCAACTGCATCATTCACTGGTCGAGAAAAGATCCCCAGTCTTGCATGTTCTACGTTTCAACATGGGTTTCGGTGGGTGACGTAGAGGTTGCCGGTGCTTTGAATACCGACATTGAGAAACTTAAAGACAACGTCAAGCACAACATTTCTATGGGGTTTCAACAGATTGCCCCTCATCCGACCAATGATGTAGAGGTGATGATTGTTGGTGGTGGGCCATCTTTGGCTCAAAACATCGAGCAGATCCGTGAACTTAGGAACAAGGGCGTCAAACTGATTGCGATCAATAACGCCTATCAATACTGTGTTGAAAACAACGTTATGCCATCAGCATTTGTCATGGTGGATGCTCGGGCGTTCAATGCTCGGTTTATTAGCCAGATTGTTCCCGGCTGCAAGTACTTCATCTCTTCTCAGTGCGATCCCTCGGTCTTTGAAAAACTCAAAGATCATAAAGACCAGACTTACATTTGGCACTTGAGCAACGAGGAATTTAATGAGATTCTGGCTCAAGAGTACAAGAATTGGTATCCAGTCCCCGGCGGATCAACAGTCTTGTTACGGGCGATACCTTTGTTTAGAATGTTGGGATTCAAACGCTTTCATATTTTTGGGTGCGATTCGTGCCTAGAAGATGGGGCGCACCATGCTTATGCACAGCCAGAAAATGACGGACAGCCAGTGGTTTCTGTTCGTATAGGTGAGAAGGTTTTCGCCTGTAACCCTTGGATGCTTTCACAGGCCAAAGAGTTTATTGATCTGATTAAGTGTATGGGTGATGTAATGGAGTTGGAGATTTATGGTGGGATGCTCCACCAGATTTTGATGGATGGCGCTTCTCGTTCTGATTTAAAGGAGGTTTAAAATGGCTGCAACCGCTTGGCAACTCTACAACTCGGCTAAAAGGTATATCGGCAACGGCACGATTACCCTCGGTGCGGGTAGTTTCAAAATGGCGCTGGCAAGAACGTCCAGTAACGCTTCAACCTTTACCCTGAGCACCTTTGGCTCGATTACTGCCCAGATTTCCGCTACCGGTGGATACGTGGATGGTGGTAAGCAGTTGGTTCCTGCTACGGGTCAATGGACGACTGGTGCTTCTGCGAAACAGATGAAGTTCACTTACTCAACTGTAGGCCTGACTTTTACGGCTTCCGGTGCTCCTCTGACCAACGTTCGCTATGCAATTATTACGCATGGTGTCTCGGCGGCTGTGGCTTCGGCTCGTAAACTTCTGTGCTTTTGCCAGTTGTCTTCTTCGCAGTTTACGGTGACTTCGCCCAATACCCTGACGATTCTTCCTGCTGCGACCGGCGTATTTACACTGACCTAAAAAGGATGAGCCATGCCGCTTGTCCTTGCGGATCGGGTTAAGGAGACCTCGACCACCACTGGCACGGGTACATTTACTCTTGCGGGTGCTGTTGATGGGTTTCAATCGTTTGCCGCCATAGGCAATGCGAATACCACGTTCTATACCATCGCTTTACAGGGTGGGACGGAATGGGAGGTAGGGATTGGTACGTACACGTCTTCTGGAACGACGCTCTCCAGAGACACAATCCTTTCGTCTAGCAATTCAGGTAGTGCGGTTAACTTCTCGGCTGGAACGAAAGATGTGTTTGTCACGTACCCAGCAGAGCGCACTATTACAGGTGGTGGCGGTGGTATAGGTGCTTTGGTGGTAAATGCAACGACGGTGACGGAAAACTACACGATAGCAACGGGCACCAATGCCCAGTCGGTAGGGCCGATCACTGTCGCAAGTGGGAAATCAGTCACAGTTTCTTCAGGCCAACGCTGGTTGGTGGTGTAAATGTTCGGGTTTGCTTCCTTTGCTGAAGCCCCCTTCGCAGACACCGGTGAATCCGTTGTCGATACCCAGATTACTCCTGCCGTTGGCACGGTCACTCTTGCGGGTGCAGCCCCCACAGTAAGGATTGAGTCCTTCATAACGACCGTTACCGGTGCGGTAGTGGTTGCCGGGGTGGCCCCCCATGTTTCACGAAGCGTTACTCCGGGTGTTGGTGCGGTCAGTATCGAGGGCCATGCGCCTACGGATGTGGTGGGAGCGGTTGTCACCCCTGCGGGTGGAGCGGTTCTGGTTGGGTCAGCGCCCAGTGTTCTGATAACCAACATCATTATTACCCCAACGGTCGGCGTTGCTACGCTGGCTGGGGTTGCACCAGTACTAATTGAAGACATCCGGCTTACACCTTTGGCTGGGGCTTTGGCTCTACTGGGCATAGCACCCCATGTTTCAAGAAGCGTCACGCCTAATACAGGGGCGGTCAATGTAGAAGGCCATGCTCCGATAGACGTAGAAGGCAAGGTTGTTACCCCCACGGGCGGGGCTTTACTGATCGGATCTGCTCCGTCGGTTGTTATTTCTGGGCAGGTTGCCAATCCTGCGGCTGGTGCGGTGGTTGTTGCTGGTGCTGCACCGCAACTAAAATTAGATGTCTTTATCACCCCCGATGCCGATGATTTGGCTTTGGCTGGCGCTGCTCCTGTAGTAAGGGTTGATGAGTTCCTAGACACGGTCACGGGCAGTGTGACTACCCAGGGCTTTGCTCCAACGGTGGCAGTCGATCAGTCTATTCCGACAGTAACGGGGGCTGTAAGCATTGTTGGGGCTGCTCCTGGCCTTATAACTGGGAAAGTCTTTATCCCTGCTGGTCAAACGACGCTCATAGGCTCTGCGCCGGTCGTTGTGGTGGCAGGTCATGTGGCAATCCCAAGCCCAGCAAATCTGTCTGTTGCTGGTAACGACCCGGATGTATCGAAGTTCTTGACACCCCCGGCTGGAGCAGTTTCGGTTGTAGGTGGGGAACCAGATGTTTCTAGGTTTATCACACCGGGGACTCGGGCGCTAAGTCTTGTTGGAGCGCAACCGGTTATAGATCAAGGAATCATTCCCCAGACAGGAACATTAACTCTTGTAGGACACGCACCATCAGCGGTGGTTAGCCGGGTTATTACACCGGCCCGAGGTCAGTTAAGTCTAGTCGGTCATGCTCCGTATATTAGACAGACGAATTGGATCGATATAAACGACAACCAGACGCCGAATTGGAACAACGTCAATGATGGACAAACACCGGGCTGGA